CAATGTTTACACCTCTGTATTTTTCTATAAGTAATGTAACAAACCCTGCATCCCATCCATCTGTGATGACCTTATTCTCTAGTTCTTGTGCTGTGTAGTATGTTCGCCAAAAGCAGTATGGTGCTCTCTGAGGATCTGTTACATAAGGTGGGAAAAAGAAATCTCCATCGGGAGCAAGCGTTCTAACCTCTGGGGCATCTATCTGACGCTTAACTACTGGCATATCAGCATATCCAGTTTTCCTTAATTGTTTAAGTGCCTTCTTAGCTCTCTTCTCGTTGATTCCTGCAAAATTAGCTTTAAGACCCTCTATCATCTCTTCGTCATTGGTCTCATCCATCAATAATGCACCAAACTCTGGAGACATCATAGCGATCTGATTTAGGTCTAACTTCTGGATAAATGTCCTATCTTCTCGTAACCATCCGACATATGTTATCAATATCCCTCTTTCTAATAAATAATTAGCTCCGAGCTCCATCTCTTTGTGAAAACGAGATATATAACCTGAGTGAGACATCCATTTTAGGAATGATGATACCGTCTTAGATCTACCTATATCATTAACATTTACAGGAAATGCCTTAACATTAGCTCTCTGTAGAGATGTAACGAATATAGATACTAGCTTAGTTATTCTCTCATCAATAGTATGTGCCTCCATATCAGATGCACCCTCCCAAGGAAATGCGTCAGCACCATGCTTTCTGTGATCCCTAGACTTTCCAGCCCACCAGTTGCGTCTATCATCATATGATGTTCGACACAGGTCAAAGTAAGACTCCAGTTCTGTTACTGTTTGATCGTATGCATATACCAAAGTTGGGACATCTGGTTTGTCACTACGGTAAGTCAAAGAATTAGAAATATTTTCGTTATCCATTAGTCTGTAAGTATATCATATAGATCAAGTCTTTGTATCACCATATATTGATGGTGGCTTTACATAGTGGTATGAGGTTGTCCCTCCTTCGTTATATGACTCTAAGTATATATACTTACCTACTAGCTTTCCCCTTAATGTATAAGGGATTCTTACTGGTACTTTCATAGGTATTTCGCTTACATAAACAAAAATAAATTTATTGTTTGGTGCTTCTGACAATACCCTGCCTCTGTACTTAATGGGCATAGGACTATTTGATTCGAGTATGTCTTGACCCTCCTCGTTTATCCAAGTGTTTTTGCCTTTGCCCGTTACCATATCCTCTTTTAGTTTATGCAAGACTACATCTTGAGCTTTCTCAAATGAGATACCTAGATCATCTGCAATTTCTCTTAATCTTCTCTTTGCCATTAATATCCTCCTTTGCCCCTTAGTGTTGTTTCTAGGGAATGTTTATCGTGGTGGTCTGGTCCATCTCCTCCATTTGCCATACGGAGGTATCGGATCAGATCGAAAAAGTCTTTTAGTGCTTCATCGTTTTTACCATTGGAGTTATAATTAATTAAACTATCTATCAGATTGCCACAATCCTCGTGGATGTAGCATAAAGGTTTATTTACATTATCTATTTCCACATCTGGATTGTAGCTAAACCAGTCATCTAGTGATGCTATCCCTAGTGACTCCATTCTACCATCCGATGGGACAAAATTCATACCAAAATCATCGAAGGATGTAAAGAGGTCATCATTATTCTCATTCTCTCTTGCGAAGTAACGACTATCACCGATCCTCTCAAATACCTCTATATTTAATTCTTTCTCTATTTCTTCAAAGAGGTTTGCATATCCCTCTACATTATACCCAATTTTTTTAGAAGCTGGACCATACCGCCATTTGGGCTCTCCGAAGAGTGCCCACTCTCCAAATGTATTACGGTCAGGGAACTCTTTCCTAATATAGATCTCATTCTCAGCATTAACGCCTGCCCATATGCAAGAATAGTTTCTTGCTCCTGCGGGGTCAACCACATGATAACAAGTAAATCTTTCTTTATCAGAAATATTAGGAAAGGTTTTTCCGTATTTGTTTGGTTTCTCTGATAGTACATTGATCTCTGGTGTGAATAGAGGTAGCAATGAAGTCATTGATCTTACTGGTACACCATAGGCACGAACCAATATATCCTCTTCACTCCTTCCTCTTAGGTCTTTAGCTATTCTATCATACCCTCCAAACGGATTCTCATCGGTATGAAGATAGCATATAGAGGCATCCATATTAGGGCTGTACTGCGTAACGGGTAAAGCACGATCTTTTAGCAATGAAGCCTTTCTGGTTTTCAATACCTGTGCACCCTTAAGATAATCTGATATAAACGGGGTATAGCCATCGATCGGAGTAAACCCTATTAGTAGCTTAGAATCTCGTGTTGCTAAACGGAAACGCAATGTATTAACCAATGTAGCATCTCCGAGGTACTCATCTAACCATGCACCAATATTAAGATATGTAGGATTCTTAAAGCCAAACTCGAATCCCTCTAGGATTGTTTGGTTATTCGTAAACTGTGTATATGTCTTGAAGTCAACCCTAGTCTTAGTATCGGGAAAAACAAAAGAAGATCCAGTAAACCCATTCTGCATACTGAAGTTAATATATCCCTCGATTCCCTTAGTCTTCTTCTTAAACTCTTTAGGCATCATCTCCCAGATGGCTGACTGCTGTACCTTAACTGAGGTATCCGCATTTTGACTAAAGCATACAACATGACCATTTTCCGATTTGGTAACAGCCTCCATTACTATCTTAGCACATCCAGTAGTCTTACCAGATCTATTACCACCGAGTGTTAAACACTCATTGTACTCGCCTAGTCCCTTTCGTATACGATCCCAGCCAGCGAGATCGAACCCATGACGCAGGGGATCTTGCATAGATAGCTCAATCTTCCTCTCGTGGAGAATATGCATATCGGACAGTAGCTTAGGATCATTCTTAGCTAGTAGTAATATATCTTCGTCCGAGGGGACACTGAGAAAGGGATGTTTAGTAAATGCTATTTCCATTACTCCTCATCCTCGCCATCGACCTCTTCCCAGATTATCATATCCATGTCATCCTTATTCATCTCTCCTACGGTCTCTCGACACAGAGTCTTACCTATATAGTAATTAGTATAGTCGTACTTCAATGAATCAGATTCGTCTAGGACTATTATAGCCCAGTTAGGAAAGTGTTCCGAGAGGATAGCCCTAGCTTTACTAAAGGCTTCTTCCTCGATTGCTGTCATCTTACTCGCCATCGTCAACCCTCTCAGCCTCCTTGATCTCGCTTAACCTCTTCTCTACTGCCTTGATTGTATCATTGTAATCATCCTGAGTATGAACCTTTCTCTCTTCAGATATCGAAGAAACCTCTCCACGGGCTGTGAGAGCCTCTCTAGATGAGTTTGCCATAGCGATAGATAGATCCTTCAGATCTCGGATGCTAGGCTCTATTTGACCACTCTCTACTTGATTACGGATACTTTCTACTAAATCCTCTGACAATGATGTCATGTTAATATAGTTCTTAGCCGATAGCTTGCCACCTAATTCACGGAACTTATTCTTGTAGTCAGCATAATCTACCAATGTATTGATGACCGTCTCGCGGTCTATACCATACTTCTTGACCATCATCGTCTGAGATACACCCGTAGAGAAGAGATATAGTATCTTAGCTACCTTCTCTGGGTTATACCTAGATAAAGACTTAATACCCTCGATCTCTTTCTGTAATACAATATCCTGTATTGCAGAGTTTATCTCTGAGCTTAACTCCTCTTTACTCTCTTTACCATTTTCCAATATGGTAAAACCTATACCCTTTATAAATATAAGTCAAGTATAATAAAAGTAATGCTATTACCATAAGGGAATATGTTTGTTTATGCACCCATCAAGGGCAAAATTTTTTAGAACCCAGTTTATATATAAGTATAAATAAATAGAAAAAAAATATTGATCCCCTCCTCCCCATATATATAGTGATGATATTATGATGATATCATCTAAATCAATCAGGTATAATTATTATCCCTTCAAGATCTCAAAAAAAAATTAATAATCCTAAACATCGAAGCGTTTTTTTCTTTAGGCTAGCGTTACATATTTAAGAGGATGGTTTTAGGTATGCTTTAGACAAGTATATGGCTATAATCGATCGAGAATATACCTAGAATCGCTTTATATACTCAAATGATATCATCATAAGGGAATAGGTATGAAAACGTCTTGTATGGTGCTTTAAATGTCGGTCCGATATAAACTTGCGGAATCATACCAATAAAAAGGCTCAAACCTAACTAAAGGAATGAGCCTTGAAAGCCTTTTAACTTTTATACGGTCTATTTCGCTATAAAAATGGCTATAAGCATTGAACCTATGGTAATGATGCAACCGATCAAATAGATCGCTTCAAACATCGTTTTAGATCCGCCTTTTACTAATGATTCTAATTCTTTATTTTTCATATTATTTTTTATTATTATTTAGATTATATTTTTTGTTTATCCTGTGCATATTTTACTACTCGAGTTGCAAGCGATGTAGGAGATTGATCAATAAAAGTTTTAGTAAAATATCCGTTACAATATTTGCGAACATTTGCGACATCGTTTTTTGATGGAATGCAACACGCTACCAATTCAATTCCCTGGCTTCGATATTGCGATTCATTAACGATATTGCCCGTTAAATATCCATCGGTAAAAAGTAAGACAAGATCGCTCTTTTTAACTAATGGAAAAAAGCGTTTTAAATTGTTGTCTAATGCTTCGTGATTCCCATTTGGGATGATTGCCATAATATCATCAACTGAATGATCATTTAATAAATAGCCAAAGCGATCCATTGAAAAAATTAGATTCAATTTAATATCATTTGAATCACTTAATCTTTTAAATGCACAAATAAACTCGCGTCCACCATTTCGCATAATTGTATCCATCATTGAACCGCTATAATCAACTAGCATTGTAATAGTAGGTTTGCCTTTTTTGCTTTTGATTGATCGGAATGAATTTTCCATTTTTGCTATAGCATTTTTGATATGCAATTTACTACCAGAACTAGATAGTTTATTTCTATTTCTACCATAGTTTTTAACAATCGGTTTTAGTCTGTTCGCAATCGTTTTAGAATAATTAATGTCCGCATTATCAAAGCTAGATTTAGCAAGCGGTAAATCGCTATAATCGCAATTTGAATATCCGCCGTCGTCGTTAGATTTTGTATAATTCTTACTGCTATTTTTTGGCGGACTGAAATTTGGATCAACCTCACCATTAATAATATTTTCATATTCGTATCTTGATGGCATTTCATTTCCAAAAGTATTAACAAAATCTTTAGTTATATGAACGATCTCTAAACTATTAAGAGCATTGCAAGATCTCATGTAATATCTTTTAAGAATTTGTTTAGTTGTCATACTTCCTCGATCTTTACCTAAGAAAAAATAATGATAATGATTTTTTAAGTTTTTAAGCGATGGTACAAAACTAGTTAAAGGATTTGTTGTGCTACTTCCTCCATTGGTTCGCGTTCCAGCTTCTTTACTTTTCATTATCAATATTGCATTTGATGCGGTTTCACTTTCGCTTTCAATATCCATATATTTAAACCACATAAATTTTTTAAACTGCGGATAATCTTTAACAATTTTGTATTCAATTCGAACGTCTTCAAAAAGATTAAATAAGCCAAATGGAATATTATAATCCGAGCACCATTCACCGACTTTGCTAGTTCGGTCGGTGTATAATGCGTGTCCTATTTCGTGGCGAATGACCGCTTTGTAAAAAGCGATTGATTCCTTTGTACTTCGTACTGTTTGAGTATTAGCAATCTCAATGCAGTTTTCACTTATATTAATATGATGAATTTTATTTCTATAAGACCAATTCGCCGTCGATATCTTATTATCAATCGCGAATTTGAATTTCTCATTGAAGCAATTTGAATTAGTATCAATGAAGCGAACGAAATTTAAAAGCCCGCCGAGCCTAGATGCAGTTTTTCTATAACTAACTGAACGCATCGCTTTAATAATTATGTTTTTTAATGTGATCATTTTTTTAACTTTTAGATTAATCATTTTATTTATTTAGTTAGATTGTCGATTGATATTTTATTAAATATTTTATCGAGTGATTTTAATGAATCGGTTTGAATATTTCCATTGTCGGAATTCCATAAACATAGATCATTAAATGCACCTAATTTCTCATCTAATAATATTGAGACAATGCTTTCAAAATCTCCATTACTGGAGTTGATTGCATTTTCTAATAATCTAAAATCCGCGGAAAATTGTAAGCTACCATCGACGACCGCTTTACGGGTTTCGTCAATTAATGATGCGTACCATTCAATGAATTTTTCTTTTGTTACTGTGGTGCTATTATCATCGATATCATATGAATCAATAATTGATAATGTAGTATCAATTGCGAACTGTTTTGAATAATCGATCCTTACTTTTTTGAACCTGCTCCAAAACGCTTCAATTGGGATATCACTAGTTAAGTTTGAACCTCCGACAATATGCAAATTTTTTGCCGATGCTTCTATGGTTTCTAACTCAATACCGTTATTGTTTCTGGTAGTTAATCGATACCATTTTTCGGATGAATTATTAACGGTCTTTTTAAAGCCATTTAAAAAGGTCAGCATAAACGATTGAGTTGATTCATTCCATCTCAAACACTCGTCAAAAAACATTAAAACACTTTCGCCTTTAGATGCCTTTCGCATTGCTTTAGTTAATGCACCATCGACATTCACAAAACCGCTTTTTGATTGTCCGCTTGAATCGGTAATTGTTGAGCCAATAAGGTTCGCATTTTCATCCATATCATCGGAGCAATTATGCTCAATGAAATGATCATAAGAAGATCCCATTAATCTAACTGCGTGGGATTTTCCGAATGATGGTGGTGATAGTAATAATACATTTTGATTTGATTCAACTCCGACATCATAAAAGAAACTTAATTTTTCTAATATAACATTATTTGAAGCCTTAGCCTTAATCTTATTAATCAATTTTTTATTACTTCCAGAAGTAATAACTTTTAATAATTCTTCTACTTTATCAGTAGCATCAATTATTGATTTTTTATTATCATCAATTTTGCTTTTTAAGCTATCGGTTTTCTCATCAATCATCGTTTCAATAATGTCAGTATTGACTGCAGTATTTTGACTGTCTAAAGCGTTTTGTAATTCGCTTAATATTTGTCCGATATTGTTTTTATTTTTTTGTGGTTTTGTTGTCGCCTCTGGATAATGGTTTTTTCCGTTTTGAGCTTCCAGAATGATATCATCGCAAGTTGATGAATTCATTGAATTTGTTGACGATGCATCAACACCATTTAAGATTTTTTCTTTTATCAATTCTCTTACGAATTGGCGTTTTTGGACAACTGAATAATTGTCGGAATCGTAACAGTTTAGTTTATCTATAGTATTCATTTTATTTATATTATTTGGATTATTATTTATGATCATTATTAATCATATGTTTTTCTAAATAGATTTAATGCTATTTTTTGCAAGGTTTTAAATTCTTTTGATTATCCTGATAACTAATCAGGATAAAATAATTCGGATGATATCACGATGATATTTTTTTTATTTTTTTTTATTTTTTTTTATTTTTTTTTATTTTTTTTTATTTTATATATATACATCGTAAAAGATACACATATAGTAATTTTCTCTTAGGCGGTGTGATATTGGTAGTCCTCTAAGGCGGTATAATATTGATTTGACAAAATGGTAAGAGGCGGTATGGTAGTAGAATGTCCAAATATTATTTTAATAAAGAAGTAGCTAATAAGTATGGAGTCAACGAAGCCATTGTGCTTGAGATGATATATTTTAGGTTGTCTAAATCTAATCATATAAACGATGGCAAAAAGTGGTGGTTCGGGAGTGTAAGACATATCCAAGAGAGCTTTCCATTTTTTACGGAAAAGCAAATATGGAGAGTAATGAAATCTCTCGAAAAGCAAAAAGCGGTCATTGTAGGGAACTATAACAAGAAGAAATACGACAGAACAAAGTGGTATTCTATGACGGACATTGCCATTTCCCATATGGTAAAACCAATACCCTGTATAAATAATAAAAAGATTAATAAAGAATTTAAATTACCAACATATAAACCAATGTAATTATGCACATTTACGATTATTCAGATTTAGATAACCCAAAGTTATCAGATAAAACTAAACTATCAGACATCAGGAAAAGTGATTCTCTTTATCCGAGCGTGACAACAATATTAAAAACTATACCTAATCCGTTTTTACAGGAGTGGGTCGTAAATAAATGCATTGAAATTGGTAGAAGGTTTCCTGAAATGAAGGATGCTGATATCAGATCACTTGCATGGGGCAGAGTGAAAAGCCCAGAAGGTGAGATTTTATCATCAGCAGAGTTTGGTACGAGGTGTCACCATGCTCTAGAAACTCTATTTACGGGTGATATCAGTCTGGAAAACAGAGTTCTTGGTCAGGGCGACAGCCCGTACGAGGAATTTGTGATGGAAGTATATGATGATATCATAAATTTAGGCATTACGGATACCCAGCCTGAGGTTCTGGTTTGTGATCACGATTTAAAAATAGCGGGTATGATAGATCTTTTAGCAAAAAAAGATGGCAGGTTTGTTTTGTTAGATTATAAATTTAGAACCTGTAATGGTAAAGGTAAGTTTTATGATTCGGATTCCTACCAGTTAGCGATAGAATCTTTTTTTATACAACAAGAGTACAATCTAAATTATCTTCCTAAGATTTGCAGTATATGTGTAGACAATGTTTCAGGCATAGGCTACTTTAAATGGTGGACACAAAAAAGACTTGACAGGGGGATACAGATATTTTTAGATGCCCGTGATTTATATTTTAGTATTAACAATATAGACTAATCCAATAATTATGAAAATAAAATATCCACAAAAAGTATTAAATGAATTAATACAAATAGCACATGAGTTGCTAGAACAAGGAGATCATTCTCTTTTAAATCATATTACTACTGCTATGCAGATTGCGGAAAGCGAGGCAGGCAATGAGTAACTATAAAAACTGGAGAGTATATCTACTAGAGCGAGAGGGCGAACGAGAATATGTATCCGACAATATAATCGTTAGCTTCCAAGAAAAAGTGACCGAGGCAATGGCATTGTCTAGTGCTATGTTGCATTGGGATACTCCTATGGTGCTAAATGGCACAGATAATCCTGATAACGATCCTGAGCTTAGTGTGATGCCAATATCAAGGGAGGCTGATATGGAAGTATTGAAAAGATATTTTTACATTTTTGTAATGAAAAAGAAATCCGATGATAAGTAATGATCCACAAGTAAGAAAGAATATACCTATTTATCGTGGGTTTATTGAATATTTTCCTGATGCTATCGTTGAGGTAACTAAGTTATCTGTTAAAGGTAGCGATCAGCATCATTCAGATAAGGGATTGCATTGGGACAAATCTAAATCTTCGGACGAATTAGATTGTCTTATGCGTCATCTTATAGAAAAAGATTATGTAGCGGTAGCTTGGCGAGCTATGGCTAACCTCCAAAGAAAACTAGAACAAGAAAAAAAATGAACAATCAAAATACATACGAAGTTATAATAGAAACAACAATTAGGCACAAAGTTAATTACAATTCACCAAATAGATATATTGAAAGTGAGATTACGGACAATGCCTTAGATATGTCTAATCACAATTACAAAATAATTAACGAGGCGGATGTTATAGAAATAAGAGAAACTGTAGTAGATATTATAGAGAGAGGCGTTGATTATATTGATTAACTTTCTTATTAAGGTGGCATCATATGGACAATATAAACTTAAAAGAATACTTAGAGAGAGTACACGCAGACGATGCGATTCAATTAGATGAGTTAGACTACGCTATAGTGGGTACAAGTGGAGACGGATACTTGGTTTATGACTATAGCAGAATGGTTGAATGCTTTGTGGCTGATGACGATATGACTGTCGAAGAAGCCATTGATTGGATTGATCATAATATCGCAAGCCTCAAGGGATTCGTGATGTTATATGGTTATGAATCAATTTGAAATATTTTATAAGCACAATGATATGAATCCTGACTACACGGGATACAAATTAATTTGGGCTAATGATAAACAACAGGCATTATCTTATTTGTTAAAATCCAAACCATCAAAAGATGGAATCGGTCTTTTAAAAAAAGGTGGTGCTACAGTAAGGATTACTGAAATTAATGAAATATCTCCCACAGAATAAAATAAAAGAATACAGGGAAAATAATATGCCACAAAAGTGTCCTATACTGGATACTAAAATGATATCACCCGTCCTAGATCATTCTCACGAAAACTATCTGGTCAGAGGAGTGATTGATAATTATGCTAATTTATTTTTAGGTAAGATTGAAAATGGATATATAAGATTTTGCGGAAAATCAAAATTAGGCTTGACAGATGTATTGAGAAATGTAATAACATATCTAGAAAAGCAACAACCATTGATTTTACACCCCGTCGGATTCCGACAAATGACTAGGCATTTTAAAAACCAAGATAAATTCCAACAAATAATTTTAATGAAACACGAGGGAATAGATACAGATGATATTGATATGTGTAAAAACTCTCACGAAAGACTTTCGTTATACAGATTAACCATAAAACAAAAATGCAAAAATATATAAATAGTAAATTGCAACAAGTACAAGTTGCTTTAAAATGTGGCAAGAGTAATTATAACTCTTTTGGTAAGTACGGGTATAGAAGTATAGAAGATATATGTGAGGCAGTTAAGCCATTTGAGTCAGAACTTAAAGTATGTTTTCTATTAAATGATGAGATCATATTAGTTGGCGACAGACATTATGTTGAGTCAACCGCTTCTATCATTTGCTCTGAATCAGGCGAATCTGTGTCAGTAAAAGCACAGGCAAGAGAGCCCGATATGAAAAAGGGCATGGATTCTAGTCAGCTTACTGGTGCTACCGCAACCTATGCACGCAAAAGAGCTTTTCAGGGTTTGTTAAATCTAGATAATAATGCAGATGCAGACTCTTTAAATAAACACGAGGATAATCCTCCACAAACTATAAACAAATCAATGCCAAGTGACGAATTATTATGAGTACATATGTCCAAAAAGAGGGAACAGGAGCGTCATTCCCTAACAAAAAGAAGACCTCAGAGAGTAGCCCTGTATTATTAGGGACTCTTACAATCCCAGCTGATATGGCTGGTAAAAAAGTGAATATAGCATCATGGTTAAATTCTAACAATGATAATAAATATTATTCACATAAATTAAGCGAAATCAAAATTGCGGACAAACCTAAGAATACAGATATAGATCTTGATTCTGAAAATGCTCCCTTTTAATTTTTAACTGTTAATTATATATATGCCATTAGCTAAAATAAACCGACTTTTTTGGGATATCGAAACATCGCCTAATGTTGGTTTATTTTGGCAAAGTGGTTATAAATTATCTATATCGCATGATAGCATCGTTCAAGAAAGAGCGATAATGTGTATATGCTACAAATGGGAAGGGCGGAAAAAAGTCCACTCATTGACTTGGAATGAGGGCGATGACTTGGATATGGTTAAGGAATTTATCGAAGTTTTAAACACAGCAGATGAGATCGTAGCCCATAATGGTGATAACTTTGATACTAAATTTTTTAATTCTAGGGTGATATATCATCAATTAGAACCATGTAGACAAGTAAATCAGGTCGATACCTTAAAAATAGCAAGAAAAAGGTTTAGATTTAATTCTAACAGGCTAGATTATCTTGGAAAATACCTTTTTAACGAGGGTAAAATATCGACATCTTATTCACTCTGGAAGGATATACTTCTTAAAAATTGCAAAAAAGCTATGGATGCAATGGTAAAATATTGCAAAAAAGATGTGGTTTTGCTTGAAAAAGTTTTTCATAGGCTTCATAAATATGATAGCAATAAAACGCATATAGGTTTACTGAATGGATCAGATGCTTGGACTTGCCCTAATTGTGGGACTACCGATGTTACTAGAGATGGAGTGAGGTATACAAGTATGGGCAAAAAGTATAGGATGAGGTGCAAGAAACCATGTGCTAGAAATTATCAAATATCACAAAGCAATTTAAATAAATACTATGAGTTTAAAAAATTTCAATGAAAACCCAAATGACATAAAGATTAAACATATCATCGAGGGTCTGGAGGTTTTGAGGGATCTCGCTGATACCTTATCAGAGCATAGGTTTAACGAAACCAACTCAATTTTAGTTAATTCCATAAAACAAGTATCCAAAGAAGTTACAATCCAAATGAAGCAATTATATGACGGACTTAAAGACACCTAACTCCCCTGAAGCAGAAAGAATATTACTATCATGTTGCTTAAAAGATGAGCAATGTTTTGAAGATGCGATCTCTATATTAGATATAGAGGATTTTTACAATGAGGACAACAAGCTCATATTTAGTTGTCTAAGAAAGATTTACAACAATAGCAAGCCACTGGATGAGCTTTCGCTATGTGAAGAACTCAAGTCTAGGAATATGCTAGAGGATATCGGTGGGATGTCTCATATTTATAGCATAATAGATGTAGCAGAGACTACTCTTAGATCTAGATCCTCCGCTATAATAATAAAAGATAACTCTAATAAGAGAGAGATCATAAGAACCTCAAGAGTAGCGATCGAATCTATACAAGAGGGTAGTGACTTTCAGGATGTATTAGCATCTATAGAAAAAGGATTAGACGGACTAGACTCAGGTCATGGTCAAAATACCAAGTTAGGTGATAATGTTAGCGGATTTATCAGCAGGCTTAAATCAATGAAAGATGGCACATATATCTCTCATAAGTTACCAACAGGAATTGGGCATTTGGACGAAAAGCTACCAGAGGGTGGCATCGGAAGGGGTGAAGTTATGGTGATATCAGCACCAACATCCTGTGGTAAATCACAGTTAGCACTTAATTTAGCACTAAGGACAGCATTGACAGAAAAAAAGGGAGTAGCAATATTCTCATTTGAGATGCCAGCAGACCAGATAATGAAGAGAATGACACAAATATCATCTGGTAAGAATATTAATCATGTTAATTCTAAGCTAAATAAGGACAAAGACTTTGACGAACTTATGGGTGCTACCCAAAGATTGTGTGATTCTAACATACATATCATTAATTATGTTAAGAATGTAACTGAACTAAAGGCTAAGTCTAGGCAGTTAAAGAGAAAGCACGATATAGAATTTATAGTTATTGATTACCTACAGCTTGTCCCTTGGGATCGCAAGATGTCTAAGTGTGATGGAATAGCGGAGGTATCACACGGAATTAAGCAGATGGCAATGGAGCTAGATCTCCCCGTATTGTTATTAGCACAGATTAATCGAGAGGGAGCTAAGAGCGGTAAGCCTAATATTTATAGCCTTAAAGATAGTGGCGATGTCGAGAATGATGCTGATATCATCTTGATGATGTATCCCAAAAATGGTGACATTGAGATGAGTAAAAAGCTTGACAAGAATGGCAAACCTTATGTAGAGTTAGAGTATAAGTTAGTCAAAAACCGAGAGGGCGAACGAGATACGGGCGGTACATTTATATTTGATAACTATGTAGGAAAATTTTTATAGGGATGAGAGATGTCCGTAAGGCTCTCTGCTTCGTTTTAGCTTCATTTTTCGAAGATTGGACATCCCTTAATTTTTTATTATGAAAATTAAAAAACTATCATTAGAAGAGATCGAAACTAGGATTCACCTATATAGGGATGAGTCTAGAACTATATCACACAGGGTAAATGCCCTTACTGATAGAAGGAAAGAGATTAACGAAAGAATAAAAGATCTTAAAGAAGAGGCTAAGGAGCAGAAGGCATAAGGTTAGTATTATCTAACTTCAATGCCTTATTAGCTAGGTTTAGCATTTGTTCCGTTTTGTTTATTTCTTGGTTTATTCCAACCATCTCTTCTTGTATAAACTCCATCATAGTCGCATCCATATTTGCATCATTGGCAAATTGTTGTCTTACATCATCTAGTCCATACATCAATGGAAACATAATAGATAGTCTTCTAGCAATTATGTTAGGATTTGTTTCCTTTGTAAGCATTTTCATCAAAGCTTTATTGGTCATAGCTACTCCCATTATTTTTCTTGCTACGGCATCTGGAAGGTTTGAAAGAACTACAGTTAAGCCCGCATTACTAAAAACAGGTCTGACTGATTCGCCTATTCCCTTTTTCTGCAATGGTGTGCTGTATTTAATTTGAGAAGATAGGTCAATTAAATCTTGGACTATTTCTTTGCCCAATACTTTTTTAGCATTTTGTGCAACTTGAGAATTGTCAGTAAGTTGTTTTATCATATCATCGGGATTAAACAAAGGATCGTCTAAAATCTTTACTGTA